TTGATGGTGGAGATGCGCAGGTGCACCGGCCCACCGTCGCGCGGCACCTGGACGACCGTCGGCAGCTTCATCGGCGTCGCCGAGGTCGCAATGGCGCGCAGGAACATTTCGAGGCGTGGGGCATGCGACAGTTCCGGCAACTTCGGCTCTGGCGTCGGCGTGGGCGCCTCGACGAGCGGGGTGTAGCCGCTCTCGAACGCCTCGGCCGGACTGAAGGACAGATAGCCGTCCGCGTAGGCCACGAAGTACCCGCCGGGTTGCGGCGTGTGCTTCTTCATGTAGGCGGCGTCGACGTCGGCCTGGAAGGCGATCTCCGCCGCCCCGATCGGCGCGAGCGTGAGGCGACCGGCGCCGTCCTGCTCGATCACTTCGACCGCCACGATCTTCGCGGCGTGGACGACCTTGTGTGACTGGTATTGCGGCAACAGCGTGACGTTCATCTCGGCGGGGGCTCCTTGGCCGATGGCGGTGGCGTGGGCGCAGGTTTCGGCGCAGGTGGCGGCGCGGGCGTGGCCGCGATCACCGTGCGCGCGTTGTCGCACACCGCCCGATCCAGCTTGATGCGAGACTGCGCGTTGTCCTTGTAGACGAGGCGCAAATAGCACGTGCCGGCTTCATCGTAGAGCACGGCCGTTTGCAGGTAGGCGTTGAGACTGGTCGTCTCTGGCCGGTGGTAATAGCCGGTACTGGCGCAGCCGCAGGCGGTCGCCACGAGCAGGAACAGCATGAGTCGATTCACTGCACGCGTCCACATCTCAGATGTCCAGGCGGTCGATGATCAACGTCATCAGCAAAATGGCGCGACGGTGGCCTTCGCTGATGGTGGCCATCTTCGACACGATCGGACTCAGACTCACGTTTGCATCGCGGACCGATGATTCGCCGGCCTGGACATCCTTTATCGGACGCAGCACGCCGGCCTGATCGAGTCGTCCCGCCAGCTCCTCGATCGTTTTGTCCAGACACGCCTGGGTATGACGCACTTCGTCATAGGCCGAGTCCCATGGCGAGATCGGACGGGGCTGAGGCGGCCGTATCTGCGCACCGTTGCCGCCGTCGAGTCCACCGTTGCCGCCGAGTCCACTGAGGCCACGAATGGCCGCCTGAGCCGTTCCAGCGTAGGGCGTTTCCACGGGTTAGAACTGCCCCCTCAGCGCGATCGAGCCGTTGGCGACGTGCACGCACTCGCGCAGCTTGCGCACGGCGACGGTCTGATCGGCAGACTGCGGCGTGTTGGCGACGAGGATCTTCGCGAACGCCTTAGCGCCCGCGCGAATGGCCTCGTACTTCGGGATCTGATCCGGCGTCGGGGCGTGGTAGGTGAACAGGTCTTCAATCGCGTCGTCGTCGAGCTTCTTCATGCAGGTTGGCTCCTTCTTACTGGTTCGACAGCGCTGATGGTGCTCGGCGCCGCGGCTGGCGCCCGAAATAGGTCTCGAAGCCATACCGGCGTTCGGTGCCGCAGACCTCGCAGACCGCGAGGTCATGGCCGGAGGCGCGATGGGGCGTGTGCTGCAACGCGCGCAGGCGCACGACGAGATCGTCCGGCACTGGGTAGACCGTGCCCACGGACGATTCATGCTCGCGATACTCGGTGACGGCCGCGTCGACGCGCTCGATGCGTGGATTGCAGTCACCTTCGCAGATCAGTTCCATTAGGTCTCCTTTTGAGCGAGCGGTGTTTCATGCGGCAACTCCCCAGCCCGTCCGGCGCTCTCCGCCGGCACCATAGCCGCCCGCCCAAACAGCACCCAGCTCAGACGCTGGGAGAACGACATCTCTCGGAACGCCAGGAGCGCCTCGGCGAGCACGCGATACTGGCTCCACAAATGTCGATACGCCTCGGTGATCTGCGGATGGAACTCCGCGACGTGCTCTTCGAGACACGTCACGCTCTCGCTGATCACCCGCTGACGCTGTTCGAGGGTCATCACCATCTGGCCTTGCGCGTCGAGCCGGCGCGTCAACTCCACCCGCGCCGCGTCCAGAATGCGCTCGAACGCCTGCACCTGCTTGTCGACGCGTTGTGACACTTCGGTCGCTTGATTGGCGGTGGTGATGCACTCGTTCGTGCGGAGGATGGCTTCGTCGTGGATACGGGCGGCCTCTTCGACCACGTCAGCGACGGTCGCGAAGTTCCGCTTTTGTTCTCGGCCCATAGAGTGGTCCCGGCGTCACGGGGATCCGAGCGCTCTACCGGTACCCCGGATCGCCAGGTGCGTTGAGGGTCACCCGAACGATCCGGCTCCCGGGGATGCAGTCGCTGCTAGAGGCTCATAACGAGCACCAGCCTGACAAAAGGCTGCGGTTGAGCGCAAGAGCTACCGGCGGACCAGGCTCCCCATCACCCCGCCCGGCCGCTTCTTGTGGCGCTTGTCGAGCGATTCGTAGTGCTGCCGCTCGAGGGCGGGCAGGTGCGCGTAGGGGTCGACGATGAGCGTGCGGTCCTGGAACGGACGCGCCTCGAAGAACCGGCCGATGTCCTCGTAGCAGTTATGAACCAGGAGGCCGTTGGCGAAGAACTCGTGCGCGTCTTCGACGGTTAGGTCATACACCGCGGCGCGCCCGCTTGGCCGCACGGTAGTAACACTTCGGGTCACCGCAGAAGCGCTTGTTCGGTCGCTTCGTGGCGAATCGAGCGCCGCACCCATCGCACCGGACAAAGCGCGTCGGCTTCGACTCTCGCTGTCGTTCCTCGAACGAACGATTGATGCACTTGGCGGAACAATAATTGACGTCGCGCAGCTGGTCACCGGCGATGTCAGCGGGTCCCCCACACATCGCGCAGGTCGTGAGGACACGAGGGATTGCCAGCCGCGCTTCAGAAGCGTATCCAGCGTTCTCGCGACGCGCAGCGCGCTGGCGAGGAGTCGGATTCCTACTATGGAGCGAGAGATGCTGCTTTCGAGGCAAGAGTTCGAGATTGTCGGGATGGTTGTTTGCACGGTTCCCATCCTTGTGGTGCACATGACAGCCAAACGGCAGACGCCCGTGCGTGTCTCGCCACACGCGGCGGTGAAGGCGACCGTAGCCACGGCGCGCAAAGTAGCGACCGCATTTGTAATAGACCACGTCCCGCCACACCTGCGCTGTCTCTGACAGCACGATTGGAGCTTCGACCACAAGGAAACCTCTGTCGCGTAATACGGTATGAAGTCGTTGGATATTTCGTCGACACGGATGAATCCACGCGTTTTGTCAAAGATTCCATGGTTCCCAGTGGCGCGCACGGCGCCGCCAGGTGTCACGACCTCGAACACCTCGGCATCTGGCGATGTCTGCCAGGCACGCAACACCCGCCGATAGCCTCGGCGCGTCAGGAGCCTGTCACCGGCCAGAATCCGCTCGATCGGCGTCAGTCCTTCGTCGGTGTGCACCAGCGTGCCCTCGGCGATGCAGTGGTTCTCGGAGTCTTCGTCCTCCACGTCGGGATCTTCCTCGTCCCATGGGATGTCCGGGACCGTGCGGATCGCCTCCGGGCACGCAGTCGTGATCGTCCAGTTCGGCAACCCGTCGACGTTGGTCTGCAGGGCATCGAGCCAGCGCTGCGGCCGCGACTCGCGCGCCGGCCGTCCTGCGGCACCGAGCCGCACGTTGCAGATGTGCAGCAGCTCGTCGCAGTAGACCTCGTAGATGGACTTCGCGCGCCCCAGTTCCTCCCGGCTCGCCTTCATCGACGGGTCGATCACGATCCACTCGGGCTTGTAGTTCCGATGTTCGAGCAGCTGGCGAATCATCTGCGCTTGTTCCACGTCGCGCTTGCGGGGCATGTAGAACTCGAAGAACGTCCGCACGTGGCCACCGGGCAGGCCGGCATGGAGATGGAACGACCACGGGACGCCATAGCCATAGTCGACCGAGCCCCAGATCGGCGCTCCCGCCGGCGGCTTCCAATGCGCGTTGGGGATCACGTGCCAGGGGATCACCTGACCGACCGACAGCGCCGCCGAGAGCGCCAGCAGATCCTCGTCGGTCTCGTGGATCATCTTCTTCTCGCGCCAGAACGGGCCGACGATCATCTGATCGTTGGCGTCCCAATCGCCCTCCGCCAGTTGCTTCGCCTTGTCGCCACCGAGCGCGTAGACCTTGGCCAGGTAGTGCGGATCGGCGTTGGCCAGCGCCATGTTGTCGTGGAACCACGCCGGGATGAACTGCCGCGTGGGCACGAACTCGGGTTTGCTCGGATCGCCGGGGAGCGGCAACGGGCGCCACACCTCGAAGGGTTGCGGCGGCAGTCGGCCCGGGCCCAGCTCCTCGGGCCGAGGCCGCAAGAACCAGCGTTTGAGCCATCCATGGCCGACCCCGCCCGGGTTCGACATCAGGCGGATGCGCTTGCGCATGCCGAGACGCGCCGAGCGGACGCGCGTCGCCAGGTATTTCACCTGGAACTCGGTGAAGTGCGACGCCTCGTCGATGAACAGCGCGACCCACTGCGCCGACTGGTAGCTGTAGACATCCTTCTCGTGCTGCGCGTGACAGAACCAGAGCTGTGAGCCGTTCCAGAACGTCGCCACCAAATCCGAGGCATTGAACTTGGCGATGTAATCCGGCACGAGCAGCAGGAAGCGGCTGATGATCTCCTGCTTCAGTTCCTTCAACTTGCGGCGGAAGAACGCGAC